GTTCTTTGCCTTCAGTTTGAAGTTGGCACCTTGCCAGAAGTCGAACGGATCGATTGCTTCCTCGTCCTCGAACTCTGGTTGCATTGCGGCAGTGATCTTGTCAAAGATCTTCTTACCGAACTTGTAGAGCATCACCTTACCTTCGTTGGCAGGGTTAGCAGGGTCTTTGACAACATAGATGTTAGCAATGTAAGTCAGTTTGCGTTTCTGCTTACGTGCGGCATCCTTACCAGCATCGGTGCCGTTGTTCCACAGCATCGTGTTGTATTCAGACACAGGATCCTTCTGACCCAGAGTGGTCAGAGAGTTCTCAATGTACCATCCACCAGGACCCTGGAAGGCATGAGAGTACAGTTTGACGAACGGCAGATCTTCACCGTCAGGGGCAGGCAGGAAACGAATAACGGCATAACCGTTACCACCTTTGTCTACTTCCAGTTTCCACAGACGATCATCGCCTGTACTACCTGCATTGTTCATCTTTTCGACTTCCTTGACCAGTTTTTGGGTCAGGGAGCCCAGTTTGGATTGCTTCTTAAGATCAGCAAAAGACATTTGGATTTCCTCGGATTAGTTGGATTTGTTGGATTTACTCGGATAGTATAACAGTGGTCGTCTCAAGTGTCAATGTAATCCTTGAGAGATTTGATTGTAGCACTCATACTATTGAATAAGAATTGCATATCAGTCTCTGGTGGGAATCCCATCATTGCGACTGATTTGCGAAGGTTCTCTTTCATTTCGACCGCTTGTGGGTCATCTGAAAGGGAGAGTCTAGTATACATCACTCGCTGCTTTTCCAGCAAGTCTGTCAGCATATCAACGTGTTCAATTTTTTCTTCACGGGACATTGAACCGAAAGTCAAAAGACTTCCATAGATTTTTTCTTGCATTCTATTAATTTCATTCAATTCTTCTTGAATGATATCAGACTTGAAAAACTCACTCATCTAAAAGGTCCCGTAAGATTTTTTTAAACTTGAATACGTCAATATTTAGGAAGGGATTGTACTTTTGAATTTTCAAACTGACGGTTTCCCACACGGGATCGGTCAATTTCTTATCAAACTTTTTCCTAAACGAGAATATTCTATCATAGATGACCATTGTCTCAAGACTTACGTTTCCACCAAGGAATTTTTTTAATAGGATTGGGTGTCCTTTCGAACAATCGAATAGACTCTCTAATTCGTTGTTCGAGAGTAATTCGTTGCTTTGTTCTTTGAACAAGTAAGTCGAACTCTGTTTCCTTTTTTTCCAATCGGCGTAAGTCCTTTCGCCAGAATTGATAATTTCTCCAATCCATAGGTTTTGTGGGTTATCTGCGGCAGTGAAATTGGATACAAGAAAATCTACGACTTCTTCATCAGAGTATTTGCGTGAAGTTTTTTCGAACCAGTATTTGTCCTTCCTTTTATTGAAAGATGCCATACTGGCACGGGTCTTCGCACCATACTTGAAAAAGTCGTATTTTGGATTTGTGAAATGATTTTTGAGTGACAAATAATGTTGGTAGGTATCAAATGGAGTCACTTTCATAAAGGCAATTTTGCTCTCGAAGTTCGTTTCATAAAGTTGAGTCTCGTAGCATCCCACTTCAGTTTTTCTTTCAGTGGTTTGGATACAAGTTTCGTCACCGATTCTACCTCAAGTTCATTGAGTTCGCAATAGTGTACGATAGCATCAATGTAATTGATTTTTTCTTCGGCAACAATCTTCTCAATTTCAAGTGCAAACTTAGAAGGTGTCAAAAATTTACTTTGAATTGCCTGCTCTAGTTCTTTATTAGGTTCCATAGAGTTCCAGTTTATCTCTAACAAACTTTCTAATGTATTCGGTAAGAAGTTTGATGTACTTTGATTTGTCTCGCTCTTCATAGACGACGCATTCTCCATTTTCACATGCCATGATAATTACAAGTTTTTTGACAGAAATTCCTGTCAGTTCGTACAGCATACAACCATATGCCATGCACTGTACAAAATAGTGATCGATCCACTCTCGTGGTTTTGGTTTTGCTGATGTCTTAAAGTCAATTATTGCTAACTCACCCTCGTATTCTGCAATACAATCGACAGTGCCCGCAATCCCTAACTGTTTACTATATAGGGAACCTTCCAGGGCATGAATATTATTTATATTCTTTAACTTATGTTTAGAGATCTTAAACAAGAAGTCAGAAATAGGTTGAACCTTAGGAAGATCTTCGTTCTTTAGAAAGTGTTCAGTAAGAGTGTGCATATCTGTACCACGACTTGTAGCACGTTTTGTGATACGGTCTGCTTCTTCATTACCAACTTTCTTTCTCCAATTAACAAAGATCTCTTTATTAAAATGACTGGTCACCGAAGTAATGGAGACCAGTCGGAGAAGTTCTTCTTCATCGGGGACAGAGTAATATCTCACCCCATCAATAGTCTCCCTCTCAAGTTGAGGGAGATTGATATCAACATGATTAAACATTAAAAACCTGATTCCATTTTTGCAGTGAGATATTCTTTGACAAGACCGGAACGAACAATATCATCAATCCCAAATTCGATTATATCAAAAGATGGCATTTTACGCAATACGTTCATAAAGTCTACGATACCATTTCTTTCATTTGCCTTGTTCAGATCAGACTGACGTGCATCACCACAGAAGCAAATGCGTGTATTTTCACCAACACGAGTGATAATACTATCAAGTTCGTGGAAGTTGAGGTTCTGAAACTCATCAACAATCACAATCGCATTATCAAGTGTAGTTCCACGAAGGAAAGAAGTAGACCAGAACTTAATTGTTTCCTGTGCCTTGAGATTGCCGTAAAGCATCTCAAAATCAGCATCAGACGGCATCTGGAACATATACTTCACCATATTCTTATAAGGAATCTGGTAGATGTCTGCCTTATCTTCATGAGAACCGGGAAGGAAACCAATCTCTCTGGTTGCTACAAGAGAACGAACAAGATAGATTCTCTCATAAGGAGTTCTTTCATCTAGAACATCTCGTAGTGCATTAAACAAGGTAATAAAAGTTTTACCTGTTCCGGCACAACCATATGCAACTAAATGCTTACCATCTTTATATGAATCAAACAAACGTTTTTGATTGTCATTGAGTGACTCAATATCCACCAAGTAACTAGAACTTAGCGGTTTCTTTCTTTTCATCTGCTTCGTGGTGAGACCAACTCCAATGGGTTGCTCAACAGCAGATGCTCTTTTTCTTCGTGCCATACTTAGACTTTTGAAATATTTGATCCTGGGACTGATGCAGCTTTGGAAAGAACGTCATTCCATCCTGGGTTTTTCTTGCGGAGTTTATCCTTCCACTCCCCAACCTCACCAACACCTGGTGCATTTTCTGGAGTGTAGTATCTCTCCCAGTCAGGATTATCCTCTTTCCACTGATCCCAAGCATGAACGCTCATCACAACGTCTTTTGTCTCACCAGTTTCCTTGTGTTTCACAGGGTATGTTGCCATGTTTATAAAAATCAATATAAAATATTTATTACAGGTAATTAAAAGCTATGTTAAATCTGCCTGATTGATTTGAAGTTGTTGTAGATCTGTGCTGATTAGATCCATCAAAGAATACCATCCTATTTTCAATACTATCCACAATAACATCATTACCGATTTTTGTATACCCATCACATGTATTCAGTGAAAAAATTGCGGCAGTATGTGAAAAATCATAATCAATGTGTGATGTGTGCTCTACAACCTCATGCGTATTTGGATAAAAATTAATCTTAATCCTCAATAGTGATTTCATTTTCAAATATGGAAAAAAGATATTTCCTACTTCATCATATACATCAGAAGTTGGCACTCCTTGATCATATACTACATGAGCACCAAACCAATGACTATTAGAATCTCCTTGTTTTGTTACTCCTTGATGAAGAAAAAAGGGAAATCCTGTATTAAATACGAGATTGTCCCTTACAACTGAAAATTCTTCTTTTGACAGAAAACTATCAACTATCTTCACGACCACTCAAGAGCTTCAGCACAAGTAGGAAACTGCTCCACAAAGATCTTTTTACATGCCTCTGCGATGTCCATGTGCTCCTTCTGAGTGCCGTTTGCAGACCTCA